TTACGGCCCCAGCCATTCTTTCCTACAAGAACAAATGTACCGTCTGGTTCTCTACCCCAATAGATAGTAGGATTGCCGTCCCACTTAATAGCAACATCGCCTGAGTCGCTACCTAATTTGTTTAAAATATCTGCTGCTTCTAGCGCACCCTTAGATCCTTTTACAAACACAAGATCCTCAAGATGTTGATATTCTCTACCCACCTTGGCTGCTTCTGTTAATACTGTGCGGAACTCTGTAAATCTCATAACATTCTCACACTGTTGAGCATATTTCCGCTTAATTCTTTTATGCGGGCTAGTTGTTTATCTTCTAGTGTTGTGTACCCTGTTGATTCAGGCACTGTTTTACCTTCTTTTTCCATTGCTTCTTTCCAACCAGCAATGAGTTCTTCATAAGCAGGATCACCTTTTATCTTTGCAAGCATACTTTCTACAGTGTGCGTGTCTGCTTCTTTGGCTCCTGGACCTAGTAGGATAACTGCAATATCGTTCCAGTTGTCTGCAACTACTTCGTCGCCTTTGTTTGGATCAACTACACCAAACTTAGGACTAAACTTGTAGCCTCTGCCTCTTGCAATACTCGACAATAGGATAGCTCTGTCTTTGCCGCTCCACTGCTCTGTTCCGCCACGCTTGGCTCCACGTTGCAAGTCTGGATTGGTTGTCATCATAAAGTCTGTTTGCACAAATCCTTTGCCGCCTTGGATAGGCATACGGAAGTGTACTTGGTCACCAGCATTGTGTATCCAGCCGCCCGTAAACTTACGACCTTGATTCATTATTTCATTGTCCGGAATACCTTGCTTCTTGCACCATGCAGTAAGTTTTGCAATTAACTCGTCTTTGCTTATCTTGTTTAGGTCAGTGTTTAGATCTAAGTCGCCTGATGAGTTCTTTTCAAATGTTCCGTCCGGATCTACCTTCTTGCCTGTAGTACCTAGCAGGTCATCATCTACAAACTCTAAACCTGTAATCTTTTCAATCGCAGCGACAGTAGGTCTTACTGCTGGTGTAGGAATACGCTGTGTTAACGGCCCTTCTGCTGTTTTAAAAACATTGCCGCCTTCATTCAATATCATTTCGTTTACTCTCAACTATTTTGTGCATACTTCTACGGAATTTGCGAGGATCGCCACTTTTAATGCTATTAATGAATCTTCGTTCAAGTTCACCTGCGGTATCGCTGTCATAATGACTATGAATTCTTGTTAATAAATTGATAGCACTTTCAATAATATTGTTGGCTGTTGTATCTATTAACAAATCGTTATCTCTGTTACCATGTACAGAATTTAACTCTTCTAATATAGATCTTGTACGCTTTTTCATTATTCCTACTCCGTAATGTATTTAGCGTAACGATAAATATGAGTAGTATACATGACGGAGGGCAAAAATGTCAATATCAGAAATGAATTTCAAAGAAAGATCCTTGTTATTTGCAAAACTTGCTAGTATTGCATATAATAACGAAAAAGATGTTAAAAGTCAAGTAAAAAAACTTGGCTTCACTACTGTAGAGTTTTATAATAAAGATGGGGCGCAAGCATATCGTTTTATGAACAAGAATGATATTGTTATTGCTTGTAGAGGAACACAGCCAAGCGAATTTAATGATATCAAAGCAGACCTTAAAGCAATGCCAGTCATGGCTGAAACTATTTCAAGGGTGCATCAGGGTTTCAAAGCAGAAGTAGATGAACTTTGGCCAATGGTTGAAGAAGATATTCTGCGTAAACAAAATGTAGATAAAACACTTTGGTTTTGTGGACACTCGTTAGGAGCCGCGATGGCAACTATTATGGCAAGTCGTTGTAAACACAATATCGATCTAAACGATCCAATCGAACTGTACACTTTTGGTTCGCCAAGGGTGGGATGGCGTGGATACTGTAACAGCCTAAACATTATACATCATCGTTGGGTTAACAACAATGATATTGTTACACGAGTTCCATTAAGAGTAATGGGTTATGTACACCATGGAACAGAACATTATATGAATGCATATGGTAATGTTCGTGCTATGACAACTTGGCAACGTATCAAAGACCGCTGGCGTGGCATGTGGATGGGCATCCAAAAAGGTTCTATCGACAATTTTTCAGATCACAGCATGGTCAACTATGTTGCTAATCTTGAGAAATACCTTTCCGAATAGATTCGTTATAGTCTAGTGCAGATTCAAGTAAACTCATTCTTGTGTCTGCACTAATCATTGCACTACGAACAGTTGCAAGAGTATCCTTAGGTAAGCAATGCCCTCCAAATCCTCGTTCTTCAGTTACATAACTGTGACTTTCACCTATACGTTCGTCTGCTGTAATTAACTTGCGAACACTTTCAAAGTCTAAGCCTTCGCCTTTGCAGTAATCATAAACTTGATTGAAAAAAGTTACCTTAGTTGCTAGGTAACTATTTCTTAATTGTTTCATAAGAATTAATTCTTCGGGTTCAGCAATATTAATATTAATTTTGCCTAGTGCTTTTAAAAATAGATCACTCCAGAAGTTGCAACTTTCACCTCCAAAGTAAAAATCTTTTTTAGTAACTGCATCTTCTTCCCAATGTGCTGCACGAAGGAACTCCGGTGAAAACGTAATATCATTATTTGCACAAGTATCAGTAATAAGTCTCCAGCCTTCTGGAGAGATAGTGCTTTTGATTAGTATAGGTACATTTGGTGCTTCATCAATTACATCACACACATTTCTAACATTACAGTAGCCTTGTCTGTTGCTAGGAGTACTCACACAAATAATAACAGCATCAGCAAATTTAAAATTACCGTAGTGACCTTTGATAGGATCACTAATAATAATGTCGTGATAATCTTTTAATATAAGTTCGTGTGCTTTCCCTACAAAGCCGTATCCTGCTATTCCTATTTTCATATTACTATTATATCCAGTTAATAACACCTCTTACTGCTAGTAAGAAGTAAAAAAGTTCCATTAATGCTCTTGGAGTGTCTTTGTCTTTGTAACCCATGTAAATCCATATAAAGCAACTAAAACAAGATATAGTCCATCCTAACCATAAAATTGAAGCATTGTCACCACTTAAAATAAATGTGCCAATCATTGCTAGTACAAAGCCTATCCAACGCCATCCATCTATTTTTTTGTAGTATCTAATCTTCATTTTTTTCCTAATGCTCTCAGTATCATTTCTTGGTCGTGTTTCTTAAGATAATCTTCTTCAGTGTCTCCATAAGAACTGCATTTGTCTAGTTCTCGTTGTATAAAGAACAATAATTCGTAAAGTTCTCTTTTGCATCCCCAAGTGTTAAATCCATCTAGATAAGGATCTGTTGCCTTCAGAGATATCTTTCCTATTGCTCTACAAATATCTTGTACGTTCCAGTCTTTTATGTATCCCATGATTCCTTATTATTACATAACAATTATAATTTGTCAAGAGAAAAAAGCAGTGCCGTCGAACACTGCTTTTTATATTACAATCCCATAGGAATAATCACATAATGAATTAACAGCACTATTGCTAATGAAGCACTCAAACCTATCATCATCTTGCCGAAGTCTCTGCCCACGATTGGGAATACACTTTTGGTTTTCTGCTTGCCCATGTAAGAAGCAATAGCAAACTCACGTCCTGCGAGCAAGCCTACGAACACCCAAGTAGTTGACATTGGAATGTCATTTAGTTCTTTGAAGAACCAAAGTGTTAACCAATAGAATATATCAATAATCGTTGCTGAACGTACATAACGAGTGTTATGTTTTTCAAGAACAATCTTTTGGATCTTACCTCCGCCTTCACGGAACATAAATCCTAGTCCACCTACAAAGACTACACTGATCAACAGCATTAAGTCAATACTGAGTTCTCTTGGTAGGAACACTGCAATGTTTGCCATGTCATGTGATAACCAAGTCCACCATAGGAAGCCGGTTGCTATCCATTGTGCTACACGCCAATAGCCCTTGTGTTCTTCTTTGACAGGAACATTTTCATCTAGCCAACGACTGACAAAGAACCATACAGCGTAGGCAAAGGTTGCCGCAACTGCATAGCCCATCATTGACTTCATCAACATCTTTTCTAGCACAAAGGTACTTGCGAAAGCACTTAGTACTAGGAAACTAGTTGATACAGGTACGCCGAACCGTGTTAATAATAATAGTACAAGTGGTGCCATAGCATGATACCATTGTACTTCTTGGAATGGAATTTTGTTTAAGCGACCATATGATATGTCGCCGCCATAAGCGTACCATCCATACCAAATCGCCCATAATAAAACCGCACTAGCGGCGGTCCACATAATTTTCCAATTGAATCTCTCATTGTTTGATGCAATCCAAGTACCCAGAGTTTGTACTGAATCGTTTGCGATAACCGCATATGCGGCAAACAGGAACCCGGCAAGGCTCCATAAGGTGAGTGCGTCCATTTTGTTCTCCTCTGCTTGACAACTACAACATTGTCGCTCACTTTGGTAACAAGCTCGACGTGTGCTTGTCAAGGTATTTAGTGAATGGAAGATTACAAAATGATTACAACGAAAAAGTTGGCGGACCCATGCAAAAATAGCAACACAGTCTTGCTAAAATAATGGTTGATTTTTTTGCTGCGGTGCAGTATACTATGATAAATAGTTAGGAATAGAACAGTGATCCTGTACTATTTTGCACATACAGACACAGTGGATAGACACTGCGCATAATCCATGCGTTACAAGCGATTGCACCGCCGGGGAAGTTCCGGGGTATTGCTTTCCTCAAGCATCCATAACATTCAAGGAGAACTAAGATGGCCAAAAGCCTAATACATCGCCTTGTGAGTATGTTTGGACGCAATGGTCCTTATGGGACCTATGAACGTGATATGCTCACTTGGGCTAAGACCGAATACGGTACAGATTGGCAATACGCCTATCAATACATGATTGCCAATAATGGCAAAGCACCTAAGGAAGTCAAAGGAGTATATCAATAATGACACACGCGATCTTAACAGCCGCAACATGGCTTAATTTCGATGGAGTAGTTGACCTAATCAACGACATTAGACGCAAAAGAGAAGCAAAGGCTCTAGAGCGTCAAACTATCAAAGAACTATCTGCACTATCAGATAAAGAACTACACGATATTGGTATCGGACGTTCACAAATACTAGGAGTAGCAAGAGGAGACGTTGTAAAATGAATGCAATAGCACAAACATCTTGGAACGTCACTTGCAAGTTTTGCTCTGTAATTAGAGACGTTTTAGCAAAAACATTTGTTTACATTATTGAACTAGGCGAGTCGGCTGGTAGAGCAAGAGCTGCCCGTGAACTTTGCCGTCAAGGAATGTACAAAGAAGCAAAAACATTAATGTTACAAGGAGCAAAGAAAAATGTATAATTGGAAAGACCTAGCAAAAGGTGCATTAACATTTACTATACTAATGTCAATCTTAACAGGATTTATGGTCCTTAACGGATTACATTATGCAGGGTGGTTTTAATGTGGCCTTATACTGAAGAAGAAATGGAAATTGTTAATGGCAAAGCCAAATGAAAATTTCAAATTGAGCGTGAGAGATATAGAGCTTATTGAACAAGCTCTATTTCTTGCACAATCAAATGCTGATGATAAACTTCAACACGAAATACAAAATTTACGGGCTAAACTGCATCATCAAAAAATGTGGTATCGTCCTTCAAAAGAAGTTTATGTTAGTGGTTGACAAATATAAATAAGACTGTTATTATTAATAACACTTACACACATTCACACACAGGAGAAAAAAATGAATGAAGCAGTAACAAAGCAAATGGAACAATTTGCAGATATGTTTAAGGCAGCAATGCCACAAGTAAAAACCAACAAAAATGGTTACGAAATCCGTACTAAAGTGCTAGAAATGGCACAATCAAATGTTTGGCAAGACTATCATGCTAAATGGGGTGCTTGGGAAACTTCTGTAAAGAAGGAAGGCGACGAAGTTGTAACTGAAGTTACAATGCCACAAGTACCAGGTGTTGATCAAGTTCTAGAAGCGGCTGAAAAGTTTTATGCTTTTGTAAACGATCAAAGAGCGGGTAAATAAGTTTATAACAACAATATGAACATTCGGGCATAGCCCTTAGTATAATATATTTTACAAAGCAGCCCCGGGTTAGGAAACTAGCTCGGGGTAAATCTTTTAGCGTTGTTCAATCCAAGTGAATGATGCAAGTGCATCTTTGCCTGTGCCGTTGGATGCACACAGGATGGTGAATGTATCACTGACTGTTCCTAAACTGCTTCTACCAATTTGGTATGCTGTTTTTGCCTCTAACTGGACTCCCGTGCCGCCACCACCCGAGATGACAAATCCACTGTCAAGCACACGGCCGTGATTGGCTTCAGTGATAGGGGATGGGTTGATATAGGTTTGATACTGTGTGAATCCGTTTGGGTCTGGATGATCCAGCCAAGGTTGCGGACCATCTGCACCTGCTGTGACTTCTGCTGGTATTGTAGGATTACGCACCAGTTTGTAAAACACGTTGGTGTTGTCAATGGTGGCGACTTGGAACATCTGTGGTAACAC